TTGCTTGACTCGGTTCAAAGGCGCGCGTGATGAACAATACACAACGTCATACGTGCTAACCGCTGGTAATATGGAGACTTTTTGTCAGCGTATTGGGCAGTACAATTTGATGCATGTCGACAAACCTATCGATATGACGGACTTGCGGAGTTATATGCCAAAGTTGGGATTTATCTCCCATGTTTTGGAGGACGGCTCCGATCAACTGGAAATCTTGATGAACAACATGGACATTAATGAAGACGCCATTGCTTACTCAATGGAGTTCGAACCTCAACCTTTCTTTCAGGTTGCTGACCGTGCTATCAAAGAGATGAGACAGTTCTTTTCGTCGTTTGGATACATTGAAGACAAATTGAAGAGGGAGAATTTTGAGGCTACTCGTAATCAAGTTAGGTTTAAACCGAAGCTTGAAGTGAGAGAAGTTCAAAAACGGGAAGAAGGTGGAAAGACCACATGGCATTTTAAGTTACCTAGAACTTTTGCTACTGGAGAATATCGTCAAAGATTGGCAATGAAAGCGCCTCTCGGATACTGGCGAACTCAACACGAAAACTACCAAGTTGAGCGCAGATTTAAAGGTCTAATGGCACCTGATATCATTGGAGTCACATTCGATGAAGAAGGGATTATTAGATTGTTCAAATATTTGTGCGGAATTAAAGGAAGTAATAAGTTGCGAGTTCGACAAGTTAAAAGGAGGAAGTATTATTGTCCTGATCGCTCAAAGATGGAAATGACTCTAGTGCCTGAGCCTCGACAGTACATGAGATTCCTTGTGCAAAAATCTTTTACCGGAAAATACCAGAAAATGATTAAGGAGGTTTTTCAAGCCGACTTGAGACCTTCAACAGCTTGCTATGTTAAAGGTCAGCATTCTTTGGAATTCCCCTTTTGGGCTCTTCTTTCTGGACACCCTTTTACTTCTGCTGATGACGCGATTGAAAACGCATTCAGATTGTTTCAGTTCCTGACATATTGCTATCCTGAGGAGATGAAATTTTCTTATGAAACGGAATTCGTTGATAAAGTTTCCTTTATCAACGGAGGTGATGATGGTGCTATATCAGTCGATGAATACCTCCCAGAAATAACCCCGGAAGACTTTGAGTACTTTGCGAAGGCTACCGGTGGGGTGGTTTACACTGATCAACATCGTAGATATCCTCTTGTTATTGGAGCGTACGATGTTCCCAACTTTCTTGCGGGGATTGATATTCTGCCTGAACTAGGCATTCCCGATGGTAATTCTTACCAGAGGTTAAATGTTTTTTCCGTGGATAGAAACTCTTTCTTCACGATTTATGGTATGGTGCCGGTTCTTGTCTCGCACGCTGGTGTGATCGTTAGCGCCTTCCCCCTTTATGATCATGTCAAAATTTCTTGTTCGTTGTGGCAACCCCACAAGGAGGCACCCTTAAAATCTGCTTTTAGTGATGATTTTAAGGAAGAGAAAGACCGACTTGATCAAGATCAATACACGGCTATTCGAGCCGCTGGAATTAATTCCATACTCGGAATGGCTGCTGGTCTTAACAAAGCCTTTGAGAGGATTTATCTCAGAGGGGATTTAAAGGGTGTGGACGTTTCACGATTGGGCCAAAAGTACGAAGAGCGCCCGGCCGGTTCTGAAAAGCTAGTGCTTGATTATGGTTTTCACACACCAGAAGAAGTATTAGCTATTTGGGCACCCGGTCTGGTTGGCGAACTGGAGGCTACCTTTGGAGTTGATTTTATTCAGAGTCAGTTTCTCCTTGCATTTCCTGAAGAAGAAGCTCAAGAAAACGAATCAGACGATTTAGACGATTTGGATGTGAGCAGTAATCAGAAGGATTTCGGAGAAGGGACAGGTGCTCCACCGCTTGACCTAGTTGAAGAAATTGACGATGAAATTTCTGATGGTACCGACACGAGTAGTTCTGAAGATCTGTTAGCTCCTATTACATCTTGGGATCAACTCCTCCAATTGACTCCGAGAATTGGG